ATCTTCAGCATTAAAGTTGCTTTTAATAAACTCATTTAATGATGGATATCTCATCCTAAGTGTGTATGTGTCATCCAATTTTATATCTGCATTATGATTATCAGATTTCTGAACTTTAATTGAATCAATGTTTATGGACATTGGTACTTGTGTTTTACCATCATCTGGACAAGTTACCATCACATCAATCTGTTCACCTACCGATTTACCTCTTACGTTGAGGAAAAGATATTCAATATCAAATGTAGAAAGTTTATCTACTTTTGTACCTTTTGTCAAGATACAACTTGATAAAATACTTTTTACAGCACTAGCAATTTGTTTTTGATCTTGTGATTCTAATGCGATAATTAAAATCTTCTCTTCTTTAACTAAAAAAGGTCTATACTTAATTTTTCTACCTGATGAAGGTAGAACCAACTCATAGGTCGGTGTTGCAATTTTTGGTAAAGGCATAATATTCTGAGCACTTCAGTGTGATTATTTATAGGGGTCAAACACGACGAGTTCCAACAACTGTACCGTTACCAAGGTTTTGATTGTTGAGATTTGATACACTTGTAGTGTTACCAGAAGTTGAGGTTTCAACTAAACCTCTCTGACCCTCTGATGATAAAGGATAGATTCCAGCATTTAAGGTATTAAACTCAACACTCGAACCATCTTTTGCAACATTACCCCTATTAAATATCTCATTATAGGCTCTTTTTAAGTCTCTTGCAAGTGATGATGACTCTCCACAAATATATCTGTCAAAACTAAAACTTGCTGATGCTTTTAGAACCTGAGAACCTTGATAAGATACTCTTGTAGAATTTAATGAAATAGGGAATAATCCAACAAATCTATACTCTAAGAATTGGGAATAATTTCTCTCAAACTTAACAATGCGTGTTTCGTTTGATTTATATTCACTAGGATAATGTAGTTGATAAAAATAAGAATCCTGTGCGGGATCTCTTATCGCACCTGTAATGTATTCCATCCAGTGCTCCAAAAATTTCATTGACTTATATTCATTATCAACATAAAACTCTAATTGTATTTGTGTAAAATTACGGGTATGTGCAAATCTCTCTATAACACCTTGATAATCACCACGAGAATCGACTGATGCTAAAGCACTACCAGGTAAAACAGCATCACTACATAATAGTCCAGCATCCTCTACAACAAATCTATCATTTACACCCTTTCTTCTTAGATAAGAACGTAGTCCCCCACCACCAAAACTGGATGGTAAAGCAAACTTCACTAAAAATTGAGATGATTGTGCTACATTCTGAAATCTAGGCAAAAAATCGGATATTGGTCTTGGTCTTGGTGCTGGCACTCTAAATAAAATTACACGTCATATGTATTTAGATGTCTTATAAGGGAAAATACTACCCTTCATATCCTAGAAAGTATAAAGGTGATCCAACTAATATAATTTACAGGTCACTCTGGGAAAGAAAGTTTATGGTTTATTGTGATAAAAATGATAATATATTAGAGTGGGCAAGTGAGGAAATTGCTATTCCATATCGTTCACCCGTTGATAATCGAGTCCATAGATACTTCCCAGACTTTTATATGAAAGTCAAGGAAAGAGGTGGAAAAGTAAAACGATATGTAATTGAAGTCAAACCAGCGAAACAAACAAAACCACCCGTAAAACCAAAAAGACAAACAAAAGGATATATTCGTGAAGCATATGAATATGCAAAGAACCAAGCAAAATGGAAGATGGCACGGGAGTTCTGTGCTGACCGTCAGTGGGAGTTCAAGGTAGTTACAGAAAAAGAGTTAGGAATATGAGTCGTATCGACCCTATAATGAAAAATCTTATTGGGAACGAAAATCCTGATGATTTAGCTCAAGATATATTAGAAGTATTAACTGAGGGAAGTAATGTTCCAGAGGCAGGTAATTATTATGTTTTTGTATATCAACCAAAAACTCCTAATATAAGATATGATGCACACCCACTTGTTGCAGTGACAGATGTTTTTCAATGGGGATTTCGTGGCATAAACTTTCACTGGGGTCAAGTAAGACAATATACTTTTCCAGAAGTAGTAGGAGGTTTATATAAAGTTGATGAAATGGAATTAAGAGATCTAAGAACTATTCCTTTTGGAAGAATTAGACTAAATAGTTGATACGATGTCAAATATAGATTAGATGAGTAGTTTCGATAAAAGAAGAAAGGCAAGGGGTAGTAGTTATACTTACCCTAGAAATAAGGGGCTGGGAACTAACTCAGAGCATAGTGAAACAAAGAAGACTGCAAATAATAAATTAAATCAAACTGGTGGTGATTCCAAATATAAACCTAGAGAATCGAAAAGTCATCCAAAAGTAATGGTTTATCCTGTGGCAAGAGGACCACGTTCCGTTACAGGAGATACCTTACTAATCAAATGTCTTGAGTATATTCCACCTCAGACAACCTCTCAATATGAAATGCAAGTTAAATTTGCTAATACAAAAGGAGGACAAGGTGATTTTAAGTATGGAGCAGGTGATCCTGAACTGATACAAACAGGTACGAATGCAGGACTTCCAGCAAAAAGAATAAATCCAAAAACTTTTCAGATGGTGAATCAGGGAGCGAGTGACAGACTCAATGGATTCAATGCTGGAAAAGAACATCATATTTACTATGTTGAACTACCAATACCTCAAGATGTCAATGATAATAATTCAGTGACTTGGGGAGATGACACAGCAAATATTTTACAATTAGCAGGTCTCGCTGTTGCACAAAAAGTATTGACACAAAATCCAGGTCAAAGTTTTGATGAGGCAAAAAATGCTCTAACACAAGGAATTTTTGACGGTGCAGCTGGAATGATAAAGGATGAAGGTGTAAAACAAGGTATTGTTGCAGCACTTACTGGAAAAGCATTTGATACATTTGGTGCAAATATAAATGCAAACAGTGCTCTCGGTAGAGCAACAGGAATGACACTTAATTCCAACTTAGAATTATTATTTGATAGTGTTAACTTGAGATCATTTCCATTTAGTATGAACTTCTCACCAAGATCACCTGAAGAGTCAATGATGGTTAAACATATAATTCGTGCATTTAAGAGTTCTATGGCTGCAAAGAAAGGAACAAAACCAGGTGAAGCAGGTCAGGGTGGAATATTCTTAAGAGCACCAGATGTTTTTCAACTTAGATATTTACATCGTGGAAAAGATCATCCATTCCTTAACAGCTTCAAGCATTGTGCACTTACAGGTATGCAAGTTAATTATACAAATGCTGGTACATATGCATCTTATGAAGATGGCACACCAGTAAGTATCAATATGAATCTAACATTTAAGGAACTCAATCCTATCTACTTTGAGGATTATGAGGAATTTTCTGCAAATGATGGCAAGGGAGTTGGATTCTAATGGCATACTTCAAGCATTTTCCAAATATTTTATATCAATCACCTTTATCTCATAAAGATTCAAGTGGTGATTTTATAGCAGTTAAAAATATATTTCGTCGCACTAAATTAAAAGATTATCTTCAAGGTAGTGTAAGTGTTTTTAACAAGTATATTATTGAAGATGGTGAAAGACCTGATACCATATCTGAATTGCTATATGGTAGTCCACAATATGATTTTGTTATTGTACTGACAGCAGGTATTACCAACATAAATCATCAGTGGCCAATCCAAGATTTCCAAGTATACGATGTCGCATTAGCAAAGTATGGTTCTGAAACAATAATGAACGAAGTGCATCATTATGAAACTTTTGAAGTAAAAGATAGTCAAGGTCGCCAAATACTACCACCAAATCTTATTGTTGACGCAGATTTTAAGATGGATGGTAGTGCACTTAGATTTGGAACAAATCGTTTTACACTTATCTCAGAAGCAGGTAATACACAGTTAGATGATAAAAATGAATATACCGTTGCAACTGATAATATTGCAAGACCTGTTACCAACTACGAGTATGAAATAAATGAGAACGAAAAACTTAGAGAAATAGATGTTTTACAGAGGGGTTATCTAACAACATTTGTAAATGATTTAAGAGATATTGTTCGTTACGATAGACATTCAAATTACATAAACGGTTTACTATCAAAAACAGAGCATACTGATTTAACGACATAAAAAAAGGGGGTCGTTTGACCCCCATGTAATTATTCTTCCGCTAGTTTTTGGAAGTACGATAATGCATCATCATCATCTTCATTTACTGAGGACGGTGTTGTTGATACAGCAGCGGTAACTAATTCCTCTGCAGCACCACGACCATCATCTTCATCTGCAACTTCATATTCTGGAGTTGCAGTTTTCTTGTTACCAAGAACATAATCTAAACGAGTCTTCAGCTCTTCATAAGTCTTGAACTGGTCTCCTGCAACTAACTCAGCGAGAGAGAATTGCTTCTTCCACAATGACTCAAGAGCATCGTCGTCATTAAGTAATGGACTCACAGCAGCAAACTCAGAACTGTCATAATTTCTATAACCTGCAACATTCTTTGCTTTTAACTTGAAGTTAGCACCTTGCCAGAAATCAAATGGATCAATTGCTTCTTCATCCTCAAACTCAGGTTGCATTGCAGCAGTTAGTTTATCAAAGATTTTCTTACCATACTTGAATAAGAATACTTTACCTTCGTTCTCAGGATTTGCAGGGTCTTTAACCACATAGACATTAGAAACATATGTCAACTTACGCTTCTGCTTTCTTGCAGTTTCTTTCCCAAGATCAGTTCCATTATTCCAGAGTAAAGAATTATACTCAGAAACAGGGTCTTTCTGTCCTAGTGTGGTAAGAGAGTTCTCAATATACCATCCACCAGGTCCTTGGAATGCGTGTGAATATAGTTTAACAAAAGGTAGGTCTTCGTTCTCTGGTGCGGGTAGGAAACGAATAACAGCATAGCCGTTACCACCTTTATCTACATCTAATTTCCATATGCGGTCATCAGTATTACCGCCTGTGTTGTTCATCTTCTCGACTTCTTTTACTAACTTTGCTGTTAGTGAGCCAAGTTTAGACTGTTTTTTTAGGTCTTTAAAAGACATTTGGATACCTCGGATAAATTGGATACGTTGGATAATTGGATTATATCAGATAAGTTCTTAAGAGTCAAGCTGTGTCTTAAGATTGTCAATGGTATGTGACATTCC